TGTAAATGCTACTGACCTTTTACCATGACATTGTGTCTTACTTTTTTGTAATGTTGTATCTACTGTAGCTAAATAAGAATCAAATACTACATGCTCATCATCAAAAGATGTAAAGAACTGTGGACATTTATCCTTAAGAATGTTAATAGTAATTCCAGTAGTGTCTGTAACTTTTTTAATATTAGTAGCAGTACTATCCCTAGCATCTGCTATATCCATAAACTCTTCTGGTAGTTTATATTCTATAGTTTGGTATAAATCTTTAAGATTTGGAGATTTTCTATTATTATATTTAATATATTTTAAATCAATTATATCTTCAGGTAGTTTCATATGAGTAGGTCTATCATTTGTACCACTAGCTTCTAATTGAAACAACTCATATAAAAAGGCATAGTCTTTACCATCTACAATATTGTAGTAAGTAGTTTTAATTATCTGAGCTACTTGTAAAGCTTCTACACTATCATTAATACTGTTGACATCATCTGAATCCATATCAGATAATATGTCTTGAGTTATTGCCAGTAAATTCATCTTTGCCATAATTTATCCTATGTAGCAGTTAATGTTAAAGCTACTTTTTGAAATAACATAGTACCATCTGCTCCAGTGTTTTGAGCATAAATTTCAAAGTAGTCATCAGTAGCAGCGTTATAAAAACATGACCCAGCAGCTTGATGTAAGTCACCTGTAACAGAAGTTACTACTACTTGAGAACCAGCTATAACAGTTCCATTTCTATGAACTGAAATCATTATATCTCTGTCTGCACCTGAAGCTTGTTTTATACTTACGTCAAAGTCTAGTTTTACTACTGTTGTTGGTGTTCCTGTGTATGTTAATCTTGCAGAAGTTGCTTCTGTAACTAAATTACCATATCCTGAAGCTATTGTTGTTGCTGCTACTTTTGCAGTAGAACTAGCAAATGATAAAGAATAAGGAGACCCTGTATTATAAAAATAGAATTTTCCTTTTGGTAAATTAGTTTTATCTGTTTCTACTGCACCAGCTGCTAACTCTGCAGTATCAATAGCATTATCTGCCATTTTTGCATTAGTTACTGCATTATTAGCTATGGTAAGAGCTGTTGCTCCTGTTACTTCTCCTGAGTGAGTAGCATTAGTTACTTTATTTGTATTAGCAGCAATTGCTGTATTAATTGAGTTAGCTAACTTATCAGCTGTAACAGCATCATCTGTTATACTAGCTGTACCTAAAGTTGCCCAAGTACCTGAACCTGAACCATTAGCAACATAAACTTTATTAGCAGCTGCTGCTGCAACGTCTTTTGGTTCATGTAAGTCAGCACCTGTAATTAATTTATGTTGAATCGTCATATTATTTCCTGTATTAAATTAGGGGTAAGCCCCGAAGGGCTCACCGAGGTATTACAAGTCGTATTTAAATTTAACTACGACTCTAGCAGTACCTGCAGTATAAGTACCTGTAGTTGCTGCTACTAGTTGTCCAGCATTAGCACCAACTGTAGTGCCTACTAATGCACCTGCACCAACAACAACTTTATTTGCTGTTAATACTGATGTAGCTGTTGCTGCTACCAAACCATCAGCATCTATTGCAGTGCCGTCAGCTTGATACAAACCGATAGTTAGGTTAGTACCTCCAACCCAAGCAGTATCTACATACAATACAGCTTCAACAATAGAAGCATTTGCAGGTAAAGTTTGAGGAAGATTACTATTTAGTACTGCTGAAAGATTGTCGTAGCTAAATGACCACTCCGCACTTTTAACAATACCTTCTTTTGTAGACTCTTGACCACCATATTTATTTCTAGTAGTACGAGTCCCGTAATGATTTGCAACGCCCCTGATAGGAGCCATTTCAATAGTCATATTATTTCTCCTTAATAAGTTGCATCGTCAGTTAATATAACGCCTAGTGTATCAGCACGCTGAACACCAAACCCAAACCTAGAAGTAACCTGATATTTATCAGCTCTTTCTTCTTGGTCTCTCCAACCTTCTGTTTGCGGAGCACGTCTCCATGCATGCATAACAGGCTTACATGAATCATCTGCTACGCACATGAAGATGTTAGCCTTATCACCAATTTCAGCAGTATCATTAGCTAGGTCAAATGCTGCCCCGTTAATAGCTTCTGTTGCTGTAAGTGATGGTAAGAAGTTAGAAGTATAAATATCCCAACCCATAATGTTTCTTACGAAACGATGGTCTCTAGCAAAACCTTCGTTAAGAACACCTTGGAATTGCGGAGTGTTATTAACAACTGTAGTTGCTGAGATTAATGTGTTAAGAGTTGCTTCAACAATCGGGTCAACAATAGCAATACGACCTGAAGCAGGTGCATTAGCTTTGTCAAACGATAGTTTCATAGCTACGAAATCAGCAAGAATAACATTTCTTGATGTTCCTCCAGCTCCACCCGCTACAAAACGATGTGGACGACCATTAACTAAGTTAACGTTCGCTGCTGTTTGACCAGCATTAGCTACGGATAAGAATCGTCCTTCATGGTTTTCACCAAGAGCACGTGTTGATTCCATAGCTCTCATAGCCATGAGTGTATCTACTTGTGAACCATCTTCACGTAGGTCATCAGTAACTTTCCATGCATCACCGATATAGTCAGTAATAGCTAAAGTAATGTTACCTGTATCTATGTTAGTAAAGTTCAATGGTGTATCTTCAGCTGCATCTTGAAGTGTTACAGTACCAACTGTTTTAATGTTTAGTGTTGTACCTGAACCGAAGTCTGTTACATCACGATACATCCCTTCTGGAAGAAGGTAGTCGTGTAAGTTATCAAGAATAAACTGAGAATACTGTTGCGATTCAATGAACGCAGTTGTATTTGCAGTATTTTGTGCCATTTTTTAAGTCTCCTTAAGACTGATTAATTTTAGCTTTAGCATTACCCCAAGCAGCTAAAAGTTCTTTAGTTGAACCACCTGTTACCCTTGCGGATATATCAGTTGGTTTAGCTGATTGACTTAGAGCTTCAGTATTAATGTCACCACTAGAACTAACTACTGGTGCTTTAGCTACAGATAAACCTGCCGCTTTTAATACTACTGTTGGGCTAGTTGCTGCTAGCTCGTTAAGTTGTTTAACAGATAAGTTAAGTTCTTTTGCTATAGAGTTGTAAGTAACTTCAGCTTTGTCTCCATACTGTTCAGTAAACTTTGCAGCTACTGACTTAGCATTAGAATCTGCTTTAGTATTTGCTTCTCTTGTAGCAATAGTTTGATTAACTAAATCCATTACATTATCTTGATTAAGTTCCCCTACTGGCACGGTCGTGGCTGTCGGTTGAACTCCAGACTTTAATTCATCTATCAGTTCCTGAGTAGTTTGACGCTTAGTTAGTTCTTCACGGACAGTTGCAAGTTCAGACTCAAGAGTCTCAATATGTTTCTGTGCATGAGGTACTGACTTTAAAGCATCCTCTGGGCTCTGGTACTTTTTACCCTCTCCAATTACGTCTTGAGCTTCGGTCGGAATCTCAAATGCTTTTGGTTGAGTATCTGTTTGTACAGTCTCCTGGGTAGGTTCTTGTACAGGTGTTTCAGTTGTTTCTGTGCTTACTTCATCATTCATGTTACATCTCCTTTGGTCAAGGTAATAAATTATATAGTTTTGTTAAAGCTTTCTGTATACCTCTTTGATAAGCTTGATACTCATTAAAAGCAGGAAGTTTAAAGTTTTCTTCATCCATACACTTTCTATTTGAAATATCTACTTGCTCATTAAGATAACTTCTTAACTCATCAAAAACTTGTTTTTTAGTTAAGGCTAAAGCCTTTTCACTTTTTAAGTCCATACTATAATTATACCATATTTTAAAGTAAAAGTCAAGCTCTTACTGTTACATTACAGGCGGTTCTTCATCTTCAAGAGGTGGTTGCATTTGTTCCATCTGTTGAATATCTTGATTAACCATTTGCTCTTCCATTCCTGGTTGAGCTTGTTGTGCCTGTAAATCTTGTTGAATCTGCATTTTTAGCTTCTCTTGTTCAGCAGCTTCAAATAATGCAGCATTATCTTTCATAAATCCATATTGGTCAAAGCCCATATATTCTTCTACCATCTTAGCTACAAGCTTAGGTGATACGTGAGGACTAATCATTTGTCCTATTGGACTATTAAATACACCTAACATGTTTTGTAATAGTTGTGCTCTAGCAGCATAGTGTCTAGCACCTATAGGTCTAATCTTACCTCTAGATGTTAAGTCTGCTTTAGTAATTGATAAGAAATCTTGTACACCAAAGTCATCATCATATACTTTAGCTAGTTCAGGTAAATCTAAATTACGTTTAGCTGTTTCTAACATTGTATTTAATAAAGGTTCTAAGAACTCAACTTCAAATTGATTTACTTTGTTTTGAAATATTCTACCAGCAGCATTCTGTAAAGACTGTACTTCAAAAGCAGTCTTTTCTCCTGGAGTTCTAATACCCATAGCTTCTCTAGGTGCACCTGCCATTTGTTCCATATTATTCATTAAAGCAGCTAACTCATTATTAACTTGAAACGCTGCAGGGTTAGGTGGTAACATAGTAATATTACCATCTTCTTGTAAGTGTATAGTTGTTTCTGGTCCCCATTCAAATGGGTCTACTTCACCTTTAATTACCATAGGTGGATGTATAGTTAAATCCATAGCATCTGCTTTTGCATTTTCTAAATGGTCTAGTCTATATTGCATACCTACTAAATTATCTAGAGGTCCCATGCCATATAGGTTGTCTGGTCTTTTTCTCCATGCTACATGGGCTTTACTATCTTGACCAATATAACTTGGATTTTCTATATTACGTATAATATAGCTTCTATCAATAATAGTTATAATTCTATTTTTATGTAGTTTCTCTTCATCTTTATCATAGAAGTCTCCTTCAAATTCTAATACCTCTACCATACCTGATTGATAGTATTCTTGTAGTGTACCAAAACCATCAGCTATAAATGCATCTGCTTTATTAACATCTTCTTGTCTAAACATAGATATAGAGTTTCTAATATCTAATGCTTTATTAAATGCTGATTTTTTATATTGTAAATCAGGTCTTTGTTCTACATCTGATTTTAACTCACCTACAGATTTAACATATCTTGTAAACTTAGGTGACTTAGCAAAAGAGCTAGCTACAGGATTAAATACAATATCAAATGGTGATATACGTTTTAATTTAGGACCATTATATGTTGTAATAGTTTCTTCTGTTTCAGGGTCTACATGTTCTTCATTAATATATCTTACTTCACCAAAAGCATTACCATAGTCAATATAATCATAAATTAATAAACTTACTTCTTCTCTAAACTTAGATTCTTTTAGTTTAGTTTTCATGTAAGCTTCAATAGCTTGTCTTTTCTTAATAGTAGAGTCTTCTCTAGAAGCTCCTTCCCACTTCATCCAGTTATCATTAGGAAATAATGCATCCATATAGTTTGCATGTAGATTATCTCTAATCTGTGTAAGCTTAGGTAAAGTTGTTTTATTCTTCCAAGGAAGTGTACTATTAGTTGTAGTTGTAGTATCAGTAGCAAAGAGATAGTTTCTTAACTCTCTCCACTCTGTTTCTTTTTTGTCTCTTTGAATCCACCATTGGTTATAAAGACCAGCTAGTACTCTAGCTAAGTTCTCTTGTCCAATCGCCCTTTCTATTTCAGCTACTTCACCTGCCATA